CCTATATATTGGTCAGCACCAGTACCAGTGTAAGTAACAGCAGAGAAACCCTCTACCGTATAGTCTTGATTGAATGGTAGATAGAATCCATTAGTACCATAAGAGCCTGAATATTCTTTAGGCTTCCATTCACCGTAAGTTCCTGTTTCACCGAATGAAGATGGAGTTAAGGCAGTACCATCTATGAAGTGTACTTCTGCTAGGTAGCCGTCAAAAAATTGGGTTGGGCTACCTCCATTATCAAACCTACATCCTGTTTGATGCATTCTTGACGCTTCACTATAGTTATCTTCATAATCTTCTGCTGGATATATTTCAGTAGAAAACGAAGTTTCGTGAACTCCATTAATAAATAATTTTAGTCTATTAGAAGCTGTTCCTTGGGTTGTGTCCATCGCAACAAAAATATGATAGAAAGCACTAGAATCCCTAAATAATCTATTTGTAACAAGATTATAAGATGGAGAACCGTCATTAAAATTAGTTACTCGTAAAGCGTTACTGGTTTCAAATCTAATAGAATTATAATCATCACCAGTTCCTTGCAAGTTTTGGGCTGTACTAAATCCTGATGCCCTTTTAACCCAACCACTATAAGTCCATTTAGTTCTATCGCCATGTGAACCAAAAGTTTTTGTTAAATATGTAGAAGCCATTAATTAAATCCTCCTGAACCTGAAGCTCCAAATGTCCATGACATACTAAAAGCTCTGTCTGAAGTTTGTGCCTGTGCATCTGTAGCTGTTACTATAAAATTATTTGTAGCTGCAGCAGTATATTGTGTTTGTGTTCCTGTTATTGTACAACTACCTACACCTGTTGTAAATGTTAATCCTGTTGCAATAGCACCAGAAGTAATTGCAAAAGATGTTGCATCTGTACAAGTTAAAGTTTGTGTAGAAATTGCAACATTACCATCAAGAGTTCCTAAAGAACCACTCGCTGTGACCCACGCCGGAGCATCGCTCACGGTAAGATCCGCAGTAGTTGTTTTAGCTGCTAATCCGTCTGGATTCTCAACTCTTATAAAATAAGTTCCATCAATAGGTAATGTGAAAGTAGCTGTTATTGAAGTAGCACTTGTATAAGATACAGCATCCGCTACAACAATTGCTCCCGTAGAACTAATAGCATCCACATAAGGAACAGAAACAAAATTTGTACCTGTAATCACAACAGCTGTTGCTGTATTTTCTATAACGCTGGGAGTAAGTGCAGAAATAGTAGGATACGTTACCGTAACCGCAAGTTTACTAGCAGAAATCGTTGTACTTGAACTTATATCAGCATCCAAGATAGTATTATTTAATATTTTGCCAGTTGTAACCGAACTATCAGTTATACTTCCTGTTTTAATTTTTGATAAGGCCATATTTTCTCTCTCTTATATTTATACTATTTATTCATCTGAATCGGTTGATGGATTGTACTTTTTAGCATCCTCAAATGTACTGATTGTAGTAGTAAATCCGAAATCATCACCAGCACTTGCTGTTGTGGGGTCGGGAACAACGATAATTCTTTCTTCTCTTCCTTCAGTTCCAGTAGTATCTGTGTACATATCTGCCTGTGTTTCTTTAATAACCTTACCTGTATGAATTGGTCCATACAGATATGTTTTTGCTGTAAAATTTAATGTATAATTAACCGTTCGTCTATTCGCAAATGATCCATCGTAAATATCTTCATAACTAACATTATTTAGAATAATCGGAACATCTCTTTTAATATTTAGTTCGGGAATAATATTGACGGTAACGGTATAGTCAGGTTGAAAATAAGGCAGTATTTGTTCTATAATTTGTAGTCCACCTTCAGCTGATGAAGTAAAACTATATAAATTAAAACTTATATTATAAGGCACAGGTGAATAATTATAATCCATTCTTTCACTTGTACCTGTTTTAACTGCTCTAAACTTTTTAACTCTTTGCAATTTTCTACTAGAGTCATAAGCAATCCCAGCAATCTCAAACCCCATACGAGGTAATGTTATTGCAACTTGTCTTTCTGCAAGGTCTGCTTGTTGTTCTAATCTTGCTAAAAACTTTTCTCTAGGAGAATATGCTAAAGGAACTTTAATACTTTGTATTATATTGCCACTACTATCTTTTCGTTGTATAACAATATTATTAAAGATTGTTCCAAATCCTATAACTAATCGTCTTAATGTTTGATGATAAAAATGAGTTCCTAACATATCTAAAATCCTTCGTCAACTTCTCCAAATGGGTTTCGTTCTGTGAAATCTAAAATATCATCCGAAATGGATTCTGTATCAAATCCTGCCTCTGATTCAAATGCTGTATTATCAGCTGCGTCTTTAGATTGTGTTTCAATACTAAATTCTTCTCCGATAAAGTAATGTGTCCCATATTCTGATTCCATTTGTAATGAACCACTACCATCTTCAAGTGATGTTTTATAATTAAGCATATCCATTGACCGACTATCTTCCAACGTATCAAGTTCAGATATACCTGTATCAATTTTTTCGGATGCGTATTCAAATCTAGTGACTCTTAATTTATAAACTGGTAAGTTATTTAATTGGAAGAATGGTTCTTGGTCTTCCACAAATAGAATTTCAAAAAAGGACTTCATCAAAGGTAGATAAATTAAATCACCTTCGTTAGGTCTTCCAACTGCTATAAGATTTGCATTGCTGGATACTAATTCTTCAAATCTACGTTTAGAAACAACAAAGGTTGTATCTTCTCTTATTTCTAAACCAAATTTACTCATCAACTCAGCTTCACCTTGGAAGCTATCGCCTTCAAAGTACATTTCTATTAGATATGCTGTGTTGAATTTGCTTAGTGTATCTTCATTGAGAATCAAATCTCTATTGATTAATTTTCTCGGAAGATAATAGCAATCGTGGCCGTGTATTTGTATATTCTCGGATATTAAATCTTCTAATAACCTTTTCTCACTTGTAGTGCCACCTCGCTCAAAAAATACATTAGTTGGCATTAGGTTAACCTATCATATAATCTACTGGCGTTTCAAACTGTTTCTTAATGTCCTCTTCTAGTCTTTCAATATCCTGAAGTGCTTGATTATAGAGTTCCGCTCCATTGAGAGTCACTCCTCCCATCATTGCTACTCCATTAAACTTACTTAAATTACTTCCCCATTGTTTTTTAAACAATGCAGCTACATACCGTTTCAAAAACATATCATTATAAACATCGGTATTGGTAGTTGGATCCAATCTTCTATAACACTCCATAACTACAAATTCACCAACATCAATATCGTGTTTCCAATCCATATCAATATACAATCTGTTATTGTGCATATTAAATCTAATAGGTTTTTCTCCTACTAGTATATGGTCTAAAAAATCTAAATGTCTTAGCACCATATCATAATGAATAATAGATGTTGAAGAAAAATCATATAAGTCATTTAATCTTAATTGATAACGTATATCAAACATATTCATAGAGTGTCGGTCAGATAAAGGGAAGATTCGAGTGACCGCTAATACGGTTTCAGGAACTATGATATAATTATTTTGTTGTGTGTAAGTAGTAGTCACACCTCCCTTGGTCGCTGAAAGAGTAGAATCACCTTCTACACTTTTCATACGAGTCTTGTCAGCTTCAGTAAATTCATATTTGAGATAACATCTTTCAACACCATCGTAATGGTATTGAGCAAAATATTGCAACGCTTCATCAAGTCTATCTTCTAACTGGTCATCATCCACGTTAATGTCAATGACTGGTTGACCAAGATTTCTTAATGCGTATTGTTTTAATGTTTCTCTACTAGATGGTTCTGCCATAGATTACCCTTGTTGTTCTAGCATATTTATACTATCCCAAAGCAAGAGCAAAGGCAATTGATTGAGATGATGTTGCTTTTGCGTTTAATTGTGTTTGAACGTTTGAAGATACACCATTTAAATATTGATATTCAGCATTTGATATTGATCCATCAGCAATTTTAGTTGCGTCTATAGCTGCAGCTGCTTTAATATTTGCATTTGCAATATTTGATAAACTATTTCCTGTTCCATCTACATCAAAAGTTTTATTTGTTAATGTTGTTGTTGAAAGACCTGTTATAAATGATGAATTTGAATTATCATAATTAGCAAGGTCATTATCTACTACAAAATCTACCGTACCATCTGAATCTTGGTAAGTAACCGTAATTAATGTTTCGGTGTTGCCTGTAAGCATTGCACCAATAATATCTTGTCTTACTTCATCTGTAGTTTGTGCGTCCACATAAGCTTTAATTGATTGTTGACTTGCTAAATGTGTTGCTGAATTTGAAGCAAAATCATCTTCATCTTTTAAAGCATTTGTAATTCTAGCATCCGCTCTTGCATTAGTGAAGTATAAATTAGAACCTTCAGTTATTTCATCGGTATTATCTTTAGTTAAAATCTGTGCATCAACATAAGCCTTGATTGATTGTTGTGTTGCTAATTGAGTTGCACTATTTGAACCCATAGCGTCTTCATCTAATATAGCACTTCCTGAAACGCCTGTATTTAAAACAGGACTTGTTAATGTTTTATTAGTTAAAGTTTGACTTGCAGTTAATAATGTGATTGCAGCTGTATTAGATAAATCTGTTGAAGCAATTGTTATGTTACCAGTACCATCAAAACTTTGACCAGCGATTGTTCTAGCAGTTGCTAATGCTGTAGCAGTTCCAGCTAATCCTACTGCTATATTAGCAGTACCATCAAATGATGTACCACCAATTGTTCTAGCGTTTGCTAATGCAGTTGCTGTGTCAGCATTTCCTGTAATATCACCAGTAATATCACCAACAAACGCTGTTGATGTAATACTTGTCGCACCAGTAACGACACCGGCATCAACTACTATCGTTCCATCAAGTACAATTTGTTGTCCTGATAATGGTGTAATCGTTAAATCTGTTCCGGCAGTAGAAGAAATATCATTGCCGTTTATAGTTATATTATCAACT